GAAATTGTTAGAGTTTCTGTAGTTACTGGTGAATTAGCATTAATCGTGTTATATGATAACTGCTTCTTAACCTCTTCCGGAATAACAAAATAGCACTCAAAATGAGAAGATAATGCCGGTTGCATTAACTTTGTTCTCAAAAAAGATACATCTCGTTTTTGTGGCGCGGGCGCGGGCATCTATAAATACACCGTGGTTTATTATGTATTTATGGGAAGAGACGGGAAATATCACCAAGGTAGATTTCACCCACAAAATCCAGAAAAATATAAAGGTGATTCAAATAATATAATCTATAGAAGTTCTTGGGAACTTAAGTTTATGAGATACTGTGATCGTAACACAGCAATTATGGAATGGGGTAGCGAAGAGTTCTTCATTCCATATTATGATCCCACAACACATAAAGTCCGTAGATATTTTCCAGACTTTATAGTAAAAATAAAAGAGAGTAATGGAAGAATAAAAAGATATCTAATTGAAGTTAAACCAAAAAGACAAACTGCTCCCCCAGTTGTTGGTAAGAAAAAAACTAAAACTTTAGTTACTGAGGCACTAACTTATGAAAAGAATGTTGCTAAATGGAAGGCAGCAAAAGAATGGTGTTTAGATCGCGGATTAGAATTCAAGATTATCACAGAGGATGACTTGGGGGTATAAATACAACATAAAGAACTTCTAGAATAATGTTCATAGGAAAAACAGTAACACAAGTTCTTGTGTCCCTTGCGCGTAGGGAGGAGTTCTGATGGCTGCTGAAATTGTAAAACAAAGTCAACTAGGAATTCCAATTGGTAATAAGATAGTTCTAGGTCAATTGACAACATTTAAAGATGGATCTGCAAAATGGACTTATGCTAAAGATACAAATCCTTTAATTGCAGGTGGAGGAGATAGATCAACATTTACTTCCTCTAAAGATTCTAGTGGAAAATGGAATTGGAGTCCAACTACTTCAACAAGTGTTCCAAATCTTGCCAGTAGAGAGGGGATAACTGAAGACGAAGTTAAAAAATCTTTATACACAACTCCACAAACACAAACGGTATTGAATGCAGGAAGAAATACTCAGTTAGGATTGACAGAAGCAAAAAAACTTGGTTTACCTGGAGCAACAGGAACAGCAGTGGTTACAGGAAAACTTCCAAGCGAAGTTAGTGGAGGATTTAGTAACCAAGAAGGAGCAACAAACTTAACGGGAGGTGATACTCAAAACGATCCTGGAAAGGGTTCAGAAGCAACTGAAGAAGAACTAAAAAGTGGATTAGATATCGCTGCAGGTATTGGTGGGCAAATAAAAGATTCTGGCAAAACAAGACCAGTGGGAGCATATGAAAAAGATTTAAGATATCCATTAACTTTGAAATCTGCAGAGCAAGATTGTATAAAATTTACGATGCTGAGTTATTCACCAAAAGCATTAAGTTCTTCAGGAATTTCGCAAGGAAGTCCTTTTGAAGCAAGAACGAAAATGTCAAAAAGAGATGGTGGAACTGTAATATTACCAATTCAACCATCAATCTCAGATTCTAATACTGTTAATTGGAATTCAGCTGATATGAATGCTGGTGAAGCAATAGCAGCGACAGCATCATTATCAGGAATTACAGAAGGATCTGAAGGTTTATTAAAATCTATAATAGGAGGATCAAAACTTTTACAAAGTGCGAATCCAGAACTAAAAACAGCAATTGCCGCCAAATTTGCACAAGAAGCAGCAGGAGTTAAAGGTCTTTTAACAAGAACTACTGGAGCAATTGTAAACCCAAATATGGAATTATTATTTAATGGTCCTCAACTTCGTAATTTTTCATTTTCATTCACAATGTCAGCAAGGGAACCAAGTGAAGCAGTTCGAATAAAAAAAATTATAAGATTTTTTAAACAAGGAATGTCTGTTAAAAGAGCATCTACTGGATTATTTTTAAAAACTCCTCATACATTTAGAATACAATATCTTCACAAAAATAAAGAACATCCTTGGATTAATAAAATCAAAGAATGTGCTCTCACTGGATGCAACGTAAATTATACTCCTGCAGGAAACTATGCTACTTACTATGACGGTTCAATGACATCATATGAAATGACATTAACGTTTGGTGAACTTGAACCAATTTATGATGATGATTATGCAGAACTGGTTCCTGGTGGAAATTCGGATACACATATAGGTTTCTAATATGGCACATTACTTCAGATACGTTCCAAACTTTGCATATGTAAACAGAGATGAAGATGAACAAAACATCTCATCATATAAGGTTGTAAAAAACCTATTCAAGAGAGGAAAAATAAGGGAAGATATTTTTGGTGATCTTCAATTCTTTGAAAAGTATCAAATTCTTGGAGACGAACGTCCCGATAATGTTGCCTTTAAGTTTTATGAGGATGAAACTTTAGATTGGGTGGTCCTATTATCAAATAATATTGTAAACATCAACACTGAGTGGCCTTTACCACAATCATCATTTGATGAAATTATGCTGGAAAAATACGGAAGTTATGAAAACTTATATTCTGGAATTCATCATTATGAAACTGACGCAATCATAGATTCTCAAGGTGTTACATTACTTCCCACTGGTGTTGAGATGCAACCAACTTGGAAAACTAATGGAAACTTTTTAGAAGTAATTAGTAATAGAATAGTATCAATTTTTGCAGATACTGAAACAAACGAAGTTACTGTTACTCTTCAGGATGGAATATTTGGATTAGTTGAAGGAGCACAGGTTTATATCTCAAATGTATCTCCAACAACATTCAATGGATCATTCATTGTTACTTCTACTTCTCCAGTAGGATCTCAATCACCAAATTCATTTACATTTAATCTAGGAACAACACCAGCAGTTTCAGTTCCTGTAATAGGGGGTTCTGAAGTTGCAAACTTTACGATCAATAACTCATCCAACGTTGGAAATGCATATTATTATGAATACTATGATGCAGGATTAGGACAATCTGTTCAAGTTCCATCAAATACATTCATTAGATCTGTGACTAATTATGAATATGAAAATATTCTTGAAGAATCAAAAAGAAATATCTACGTTCTTAAACCAAGATATTTAAGTGTTCTGTTTGATGATCTTGAAAGTATTATGCCATACGTAAAAGGTGGCCCACAATATGTGAATGCCACCTTGAAGAAAGGAGATAATATTAGACTCTACGAGTAATCAATCTTCAGCAAGACGCTGGAAGTAACTTAGAGCATCGTCTTCGTCTTCATCGTCAGACTTAGAAACTTTAGGGAGACTAGGTTCAACGGACTTACTCTTACGATAAGACTCTTCGAGTTCTTGCATTACATCTTCCTCACGAGATTGACGAGGAGGCATATAGGACTCATACTCTTCTTCTACTGCAGCAGTTTGAGTTTGAGGAGCAACCTTACCAATTCCTAGAACATAGTTCATACGCTTTTCAAGTTCATCATATGACTTGAATTGATCAGCAGCAAGAGTCGCAGAAAGAGAATATTCTTTCTTCCAGATTGCTTCCAAAGCATCATCATCATCCATCAGAGGAGAAGAAGAATCAAACTCAGACTTGTCATAGTTCCAATAGCCTTCAACCTTACGAATCTTCAGACGGAAGTTTGCACCAGTCCAGAAGTCAAAAGGATTGATGGGATCTTCATCATCAAATTCTGGTTGCATAGCATTCAGAATCTTATCAAAGATCTTCTTACCAAACTTAAACAGGAACACTTTACCTTCATTCTCAGGATGTGCAGGATCCTTTACAACATAGATGTTGGCAAAGTAAGACAGTTTACGCTTCTGCTTACGTACAGTTTCCTTATCTTTTTCGCTACCACTATTCCAGAGACCACGATTATATTCTGAAACGGGGTCTTTTTGACCAATTGTAGTCAAAGAGTTTTCAATGTACCAACCACCAGGACCTTGAAATCCGTGAGAGTACATTTTAACCCAAGGAAGATCTTCTCCTTCAGGAGCAGGAAGGAAACGAATAATGGCGGAACCTACACCGCTCTTATCCATTTCAGGTTTCCAGTAGCGGTCATCTGCAGAACCACCACCAGTAGTATTCATTTTTTCAACTTCTTTCACCAGTTTTTCGGTGAGAGAACCAAGTTTAGACTGTTTTTTCAGTGAATCAAAAGACATCAGATTTCTCCGTATTTGGCTTGTGGGAAACTTTACTGCTCAGGGCAGAGGGGTTCTAAGCCCAAGGATAGTATATCAGTCTTTGTCTGGGGCGTCAATCTGCTGACGCATAACATCGATTAATCTATCCATATTATTAAATATGACATTCATATCTGTCCTTTCGGGAAGACCCATCATAACGGCTGCTTCCATAATTCTTTCTTTCATTTCCTTCGCTGCAGGATCGTCAGAAAGACTTAGACGGGTATAAAGAACTTGTTGTTTTTGCAGAAGTCTTTGAAGTAAATTTACGTGCTTCAATTTTTCTTCATTGTCCATTCTTGAGAATTCAAAAACATTTGCATAAATTTGTTCTTGAAGTTCTGAAATTTCTGCCATCTCAGCACGAACAACTTCTGAATCAAAAAAACTCACAAGACACACTCCCTTAATATCTTTTTAAATTTAAATACATCTGTATGTAGGAACGAAGAATACTTTGAAATTCTCATTGAAACAAACTCCCAGATGGGATCATTTAGTTTCTTATCAAAATTTGATTTGAATGAAAGTATTTTATCGTAAATAACCAAGGTTTCCAAACTAATGTTGCCGCTCAAAAATTGCTTTAAGACTAAAGGATGCCCTTTAGAGCAATCAAATGCTTCATCAAATTTTGTTTGGTTGAAAAGATTTTCAGTCTCTTCCTTAAAAATATAAGTAAGAGACTGAATTTTTCTTTGCCAATTCTTGTATCTAGATTCACCTTCTCTTATAATTTCTCCAATCCAAAGAGATTGTGGATCTTCACACTCGACAAAATTAGAAACAAAAAAGTCTAAAATTTCTTTATCAGATTTCTGTCTACTTAATTTTTCAAACCACATTCTATCCTTACGTTTATAAAAAGTTTGCAAAGACGCTTTGACTTTACCACAGTACTTTTGGTAATCGTAGTTTGGTTTTGTGAAATGATTCTTGAGAGCTAGATAAGTTTTATAACAAGTTAGTGGATCCAAAATCAAAATACTAAACGAGCACGAGAAGTCTTTTTAAGAAAATTAAGTTCCATAGCATCATACTTAATCTTCTCTTTAAGAGGTTTGGAAATAAGTTTAGGAACAGATTCCAAGTCAATCTTATTCATCTCACAATATGCAACTACAGCGTCAATGTAGTTCATCTCGCAGTTCTCTTGAACTAATCTTTCAATCTCTTGAGCGAATTTTGAAGGACAAATAAACTTGTCCTCCAGAGCTTTTTCGAATTCTTTTTCGATATTATTCTCCATTAATTCTAGCAAATTAATTGGCAATGTTTTAACCATAATACATCTACATACTTTATCATAAAAACTTAGAAAGGTCAATCAGTACTTTTTAGTTTGTCGTTAAAAAACTTTTTAATATATTGTACAAGGAGACGGATATATTTTTGTTTATCATATTCTTGATAGACTTCCAATTCTCCATTTTCACAAGACATAATAATAACAAATTTCTTGACAGAAATACCTGTCATTTCATGAAGCATACAAGCGTATGCACAACATTGTACAAAGTATCCTTCAATCCATTCTCTGGGTTTTGGTTTCTTTGAGGTCTTAAAATCGATAATCGCAAGTTCTCCTTCATACTCTGCAATACAATCCACAGTTCCTGCAATACCAAGAAATAAACTGTAGAGAGAACCTTCTAGTGCGTGAATATTATTTATACGCTTAAGAGCAGGGACAGATATCTGAAATAGCATCTCTGATATAGGAAGCACATTGACATTACAATCAAGATTTTTAAGATATTGTTCAACAAGTGTGTGCATATCCGTGCCACGACTTGTTGCTTTTTTAGTAATTCTATCTGCTTCTTCTACGCCAACTTTTTTACGCCACTGATTAAAGAATTCTTTTTTGTAGTTACTTGTAATTGATGTAATGGAGACAAGTTTTTTTAACTCATCTCCATTAGAAACTTTATAATAACGAACTCCATCAATTGTTTCTCTCTCAAGTTGAGGGAGATCTAATTCAATATGATTAAACATTACAACCCAAGTTCCATTTTTGCAATAATATATTCCTTACAAAGACCCGAGCGAACAATGTCTTCTGCACCAAATTCAATGATATTAAATGAAGGCATAATTCTAAGAATTCTCATAAAGTCAATAATACCATTCTTTTCATTCGTCTTAACTAAATCAGATTGAGTAGCATCTCCACAGAACATAATTTTAGAATCTTCACCAATACGAGTAATGATAGAATCAAGCTCGTGGAAGTTTAAGTTTTGAAATTCATCTACGATGATGATTGCTTTATCAAGCGTTGTTCCACGAATGAAGGAAGTACTCCAGAAGCTAATTGTTCCTTGTGTTTTAAGATTGCCATAAAGCATCTCGAATGCCGCATCATCTGGCATCTCAAACATATACTTTACCATATTCTTATAGGGAATTTGATAAAGACTTGACTTGTCTTCATGATCGCCAGGAAGAAAACCAATTTCACGAGTAGCAACAAGAGACCTAACGATATAGATTTTTTCGTAAGGAGTTTTTTCATCTAATACGTCTATAAGTGCGTTATAAAGAGTAATAAAAGTTTTACCAGTACCTGCTGCACCATAAGCAACAATGTTTTGATCCATCTTATATGATTTGTATAGTTCCTCTTGATTGTCAGTGAGAGGTTCAACCTTCCTCATATATTCAAGGTTGATTGGTTTTTTTCTTTTCATTTGACGATTACTTGTTCCAAATGGTACTGGATTCGTTACTCTTTTTCTTGCCATATAAAATCAAAGCGTTTTTACTCGTGAACCTGGAGCTTTAGCTGCCTTTGCTAAAACATCATTCCATCCTGGATTCTTTTTAATTAGTTTGTCTCTCCATTCTCCAACCTCTCCTGGAGATGGGCAAGTTGAAGGATCAGACCAATCACGTTCCCATTCTGGATTTTCTACTTTCCATTGATCCCAGTAATGAACACTCATAGTGACTTCTTTTTGTTCACCAGTCTCTTTATTAATAACAGGGTACGTTGCCAATTTTGATCTCCATAAAATATAAGGTATTTATTCTTTACTTCACCACTCTTTTGCTGCGGCAATAATTGGAAACTGTTCTTTGAAAATATCTCGACACATCTCAGCAATTTCCATATGTTCTTTTTGTGTTCCGTGTGCGGAACGAAGATCAATATAATGTAGCCAGGAACGAATACTACCGGACATATAAAGTCTTGTAGGAGTTGCTAGAGGAAGTACAAATCTTGCACATTCCTTTGCCACACCGTGAACAAGAAGTTCCTTATAGAGTTGCATAGAGTGTGCAAAATGCTCTTGAATCTTACTCTGTAGTGTCAGTTTTTCATATTCGGGAATATCATCAATCGAGTTTTGACGGTTCTTAGTATCCTGACGGCGCAATTCTGGAAGTGGAATGTACTCAGAAATCAGAGAAGTATCAGCATACCGCTGTGAAAATTCTTGATATGTAAAAGAACGGTGGCGAAGGATTTGAGCCGCGATACCACGAGTTGTTTCAATTTCTAATGTAAGAAATGCTTGCTCAAAAATTGACCAGTGTTGATGTTTAATACAATATTTAATTAGACCCTCAAAACTATCATTTTCTTGGTTTTGAGGATTGCTTACACGAGCACAATATGCAATGTGCTTTTCAGCATCTGGAGTTACACTCACTAATTTGACAGATTGTTTCATTCTAATTCCCAAGTGTCTTTTTCTTTTTTGCGAAGTTTTTTAAGTTCCTTCATCATTTCTTTGATTTCTTGATAAGCAAGTTCTGGTGTCATCTTATCAGAAATTTCTAGTCCAACAATGTATTGAACTTTATCTCCAAAACGAGCAAGGGCTCTTTCAAAGGCAGTCAATTCTTCATACATCATCATCCTCCTCCTCAGAATAATATTCTATGTCATCACCATTCTCCATGTATGGAGCAATCTCTTCATACACATATTTTGATGGTTCTTCAAGTTCTTCCTTTAAGGATTGAACGAGAAGTTCCATATTACGAACAATGAGTTTTACCTTTTCTGTATTCATTCAGGTACATAATCTCCTACCATTTTACATAAAAAAAGAGAGGGAGTCAAGTCCCTCTCTCAAAACTTTTACTTATTCAGCAACAAAACTTCCAAATAGATTAAAAAAATGAATGCTGTTGATGCTCCAGTAATGGCAGCAATCGTAGTAATCACTTTCCTGCCCCCGCATTTGCGAGGAGTGCTTGGTGACGACGTTTCTCTTTTTGCTTCTGCTCTTTAATGAGTTGAAGTACGTTAAGTTTTTTCATTTGTGCCCCTCCTTTACGAATTTAACACCACGATATGTTTCATTGTATTGTTGGGGTTGTTGCATCATTTGCTGTTGATACTCAAGACGCTTTTGAGTATCATACTCAACACCGCGATAAACTACTTTAGACATTAGGGTTCTCCTTAGTTTTTAGGTTAAAGAGCGTTCCTTCAGTCGGCGTTTGCGTTCGCTATTTGCGAATAGCGAATGAACGATCCGTTCCGCGTCGGCTTACTTCCGTCTGTTTCCAGATGAACGTAAGGTCATTATAGACCTGTTAGTATAGTTATGCAATAACTTTTGTAAAATTAGATACTATTTTTATTATTCCTTAACTTTTTTATACCACTTGCACCATCCTTCTGGAGATATTTTTCCTTTTACTGATGTACAAGCATTTGGAGGTCTCCACATTGTACAGTTAGAACACTTTTGATTTTCTTTCGGTTCGTTCCGATATTTTGCAGTTGCTTTTGATGCCTTTTCTTCTTCAAAAAGAAACTCTTTAAAACTTTTCATCAGTCTCTTTGTCTCCAGTCGTCTGGTTTATCTCCAGTAAAGAAATCAATAATATCATCAGCACCATTAAATCCAGTGCGATGATTTGAAGGATCAGGATCTCCCAAATCCATAGCATTCATAAAGTCGTCTAGACTACCTTCCTGCATATCAGGATTTGCTGCACGGCGTCTTGCTTGTCTTAGAAGTGTAGCAGCAGAACGATTTGCTTTTGCTAACTTTTCTGCCCATATCATTTCACTTAACTCTACAGATTCGCCCTTTACAATTCGCTCACAGATTGCTTCAAGGCGAAGGCGGTATTGAGTAGAGAGCATATACTTCTCCAGATATAGTGTATTTAGTTAACGCTCGATATAACTTAACGTATGTTCTTGAGCATAAAGTTGTTGAATGATAACATCACAACCAATTTTTGGATTGCAGTCACCACATGTATAAACATCAACTGCTGCTTTACCTTTTTCAGGCCAACTATGAATACTGATATGACTTTCAGATAATAAACAAATTACGGTAACTCCTTGTGGTTCAAACTTTTTTGAGATAGTCTGAACCACAGTCGCTCCGCTTGCTGCAGCAGCATTCTCTAATAAGTCAGTAAGGTATTGTTCATCGTCCAAAAGAACAAATGAGCAACCATAAAGATTTAAAAGATAATGCTTTCCCATTACAAAGGATTCTCCTCAGCTTCTTCTACTAATTTACTTACGTACTCTTCAGTTCCGTCCATACTTTTGACCGCGAACAGAGGAGATTTCATATATTTTTTGATCTTCTTATATTTTCTTAAAAGTTTTTCAACTTCATCTTTATAGATAACGACTTCTGCTTTATTGTCTGCAGAACTTTCATTACGAAACCCACTCATTTTCTTTTCTTTTTTTCTGGTGCTTTGTATCCCCACAGTTTGGGATTTACTCTTCCATATCCAAAATCAATTTTTTGAATTGCTCCTGGACCAAACTTATCATAATACATATCAAAAAGGTCGGTTCTTTTTCTTGTCCTTGTAATGTCCATATAGACATTATCACCAATCTTATACCAAATTAAATATGCATCATTAGGGAAAGAAGAATCCTTTGCTTGCTCAGTGGTTGCTCGTTCAACTAAAATTTCACATCCATACTGTGAGGAAATTTCTTTTTTTTCTTCTGGAGTCCATTGAGCCATCTTTTTCTCCGCAACTTTACTCATGAACGACCTCCCCAAACAATATCGGGGTAAGCTTCCTTCACATTATTCCAACTGATTTTATATTTATCTGTTAGTTTCTTATCCTTAATTAAGCACAAGAGTTCTGCTTCAAGAGGATGAAGTCCTTGAAGGATATTAATAAACATAGTTTCTCTACGAATGGAAGATAGGCTATCGTTTCCTCCTTTCACAAAATTATAAAGTTTATCATACTCGCGGCGAAGAGAAGTATGTCCAGCATTTACTTTTTCTTCAGTTCCAGTGTATGCAGTTGTTTTGGTATAAACATTATCTGCTTGCTTTTGGATTTGATCATTAAGGGTTCCTCCAACAGAAGTCATTTCCTTAATGTTAGCATAAGGAACTGGTCCAGGTGGAAGGAGAGAAATTACACTTTGATCAAAATTTATAATAAAAATTGCAACAAGAGAATCATGACGTTGCTCTTTTAAAATTTTTACTTTCGCAGCGTTTGTTCTCTGCTTTGAAACTGCCTCTAAAATCTCATGAATAAAAGCATTCTGAGGAAGTGCTACTGGAGTTTCTTTTGGTTGTGAAGACGTAGATTTTGTTCTACTCGTCGTCTTCTTCGTCGTCGTCGTATTCGTAGTCATTTTCAAATCTCACTGCTAAAATTTCGTCGGGAATAATGTTTCCGTCCTCATCCATAAATTCGGGATGAATATATGCTGGTCTTGTTTCTAGAAGGTGACGGTTAGCTAACCAACCTATTATACCACCAACTAAAAAGAATAACAACGTAAACATTATAGTGAACGCTACTATAAATGTTGTTTCCATTTTCTTTCTCCCGAGAGTTACTTTTTCTTGATATCCAGAGATATTTCAAAGTTAAAGTTAATCTCTCGTCTGAAGAGAGATATCATCTTACCAAAATGGACTTTGAACAATCTTGGTTCTGATGGTTTTTCCCTCCTATTATGTTGACGTAACATCAATTCAAATCCTCTGTTTATTTGAGGATTTGAATTATTTAGTTTCTTTTTTGCGTCTCCCCTTCCTCTTGTCATTGTTATACTTCCGCGCATCTTCTAAGATGCCATACAAATAATTCCTTATTTTTCTTGCTTGAGGTTTTGAAATGTGTCCATAAGCCTCACGAAGTTGTTTATGCATTTCATCGGGCCCGCCTTCAAGATAATCATCAAGATCCGTTACAAGACTGCTAACTTCTTTGGCTGTAGCACTTTCGATAAACTGCTCAACTTCTACTTTTTTTGTTCCACGAATTTTTAAATAATCATAAAACCTTAAAACAAATTGACCATTAAAGGCATAATCAATTGCCTTTTCGACATCATTATAAATCTCGTGAAAATTAGTTGTCATTAAACTAAGTTATTCTCCTGAAGAAATAGGACAGTATCTGTACATCCACCGATGTGCTTATCATTGACAATTACTTGAGGAAAAGTAGATCCTTCTCCAAATTCAGCATAAAACTCTTCACGAGTAAAATCAATATTCAATTTGTAAACGACGTGCTGCAACTCTACTAACTGTAGCACCTGTTCTACTTTTGTGCAATATGGACAACCGTCTTTTGAATAAACCGTAAATTTCATAATTGGAATAAAACTGAAAGTTATTTAGCGTTAACTGGAATTCCTTGTCCTTCGGGCAACGATACTTGTTGCTGAAGTTCTACAAAAGGTAGTTCTTCTTTTGCTGCAGGTAAACCTTGTTGTCCAGGAAGTTGTTTATCTTGCGTTGATGTAACTGTAATAACCTGATCCATAATAAACTTTTGCTTCCGATAAGTTCTTCTATCTAGATCAAAACCAATCAACATAAGGGCATCATTTTCATCTCCACAATGAGCAATAACTCTACCTGTGGTCTTATCTGTTACCACCCAATAATCATACATTCTTTTTATTCTTACTTTTAGTATTATAGGTTTCTTTTGCTGGTCTGTAAAGGTTAGGCCAGGTGTCTCTGATAATTTCTGCTTGTTTATATGGAGTTGTAGAAGATATCATAAGTCTTGTAGTACTGATAATATAAACATTAAGATTCCAAAGAGTTGGAAGAGTATAAGAATAAGAAGCATAAAAAAAGGAGTTCAGAGAACTCCTTTATTTAGTTTTAGGTCGGAAGGGGCAGTCAGGACATCCTGCCCCACAGCATCCCTTAGAGTGCGTTGCCACGGGGCAAGACTTCCTCTGGGAATACAAAGTTCTCATGTGGTTGATCTACTGGAGC